TCAGATTCAGAATTAGCAACACTAACAACAATATAAAATGAATATATATAAATTACAATACACAGACAAAGCAACAGGAGATGCTGACTTACTATCTAAAGGTACTTATGAAGTAGTAACCGAAGATGGAGTTACTCAAGATGTTTACAGAAATGGTACACAAGCTATAGTTTACATAGGAAAAATAGTAGAGATACCTGCAACTTATGATGATAAAGGACACGAGATAACTCCACCTGTTTATTATGATGGAGTATTCTACGACTTAATGACTACAGAAGAATTTGACTTTGGAACTAATGAGATATTTCCAGTAGATTGCGTACATTCGTTTGCAGGATATCAGAAAAATGCTGAGGGTACTGACATTGATCCTGAAGAACTAGAAGAAATATAAAATATGGAAAATATACTAAGTGTAGATTTATCAAGTGAAACAAGTCCTATCGTACAAGAGGTACGAGGTAGGGAATATATAGAATATGGTACAGAAGAATGGAGAAACCTTTACCCACAGTTCTTAATAGACCTTTACTATAATTCTAGTACACACGCAGCTATTATAAACACTACTGCTGAAATGATTGCAGGAGAAGATATAGTAGTAGAAGAAAACGAAAACTTAGAACAATTTGTTAAACTTAAAAAATTCTTTGCAGAAGCTAATGGTAAAGAATCACTACACGAAGTAATTAAAAAACTTTCATTTGACTTTAAACTACAAGGTGCATTTGCTATTCACATTATTTGGAATAAAGCTAAAACAGAGATAGCTGAGATTTATCACGTACCTGTAGAGAGGGTTAGGGCATCAAGACCTAATGCTATGGGTGTTGTAGATTGCTACTATGTATGTTCTGATTGGGGTAACACAAGAACTAACAAACCAGTAAAGATAGCAGCATTTAATACTAAGGATAGAACTAATCCTAGTCAGTTATTATACTCAGGTTTATACAGTCCTAATATGGACATCTATCACACACCTGATTACTTAGCTGCAAACAACTGGGCATTAGTAGATCAGAGAGTTGCTGAGTTTCATCTTAACAATATCTCTAATGGTTTTTCAGGAAGTTATATGATTAGCTTTGCTAACGGAGTACCTACACAAGAGGAGAGATTTCAAATAGAGAGAAGTTTAGCTGAGAAGTTTACAGGTGCTAGTAATTCAGGAAAGTTTGTATTAACTTTTTCAGATGATAAAACTAGAACTCCTGAGATAACTCCAATTACTGTAAGCAACGCAGATAAGCAATATCTTGCGTTACAGGAACTTTTAGTACAAAACATACTTACAGGTCATAGAGTTACTTCTCCTATGCTTATGGGTATTAAAGATTCAGGAGGAGGTTTGGGATCAAATGTTGATGAAATGAATGCAGCCTTTGAAATATATTTAAATACTGTATGTATTCCCTACCAAAAGCATTTACTAAAAACATTATCTAAAATATTTGAGGTTAATGGTATGAACTTACCAATATCTTTTGTACAAGCTAAACCTATTACTACTAAGTTTACTGTAGAAGATTTAAAAAGTGTTTTAACTCAAGATGAAATAAGAGCAGAATTTGGATTAAAACCTTTAAATGATGAAGAATTAACGGCAGAAGATGAAGATAACTATAATTTAGAAAAAGTAGGTACAATAGTTTCTGATGGTAAAGAGTTACCTTTATTTGACACTATAGAAGAAGCAGAAGCTGAAGCTGAAAGATTAGGTTGTAGTGGGCATCACATACATACGCAAGATGGTAAAGAATACTTTATGCCCTGCTCAGACCACGATCAATTAATTAATTTAAAAGATTGTGATTGTGGTAAGAAAAAAGAGTGCGACAAGAGTTGTTATGAAGATGTAGATATGATAACTCCTAATCCTTGTCAACCAGGATATGAAGCAATAGGTACTAAAATTAAAGATGGTAGAGAAGTACCTAACTGTGTACCTATACAAGCTAAGACTGAGTTAGATGCTTTCTTAGAAACTGTTGAGGATATACCTGAGGGTTGGGAACTAATAGATGAAGAAGTAGTAGATGGAGAACACGCAGACTTTGATTTTGAAGAAGAACTAAATCAGATAGCTACTGAGAAGATAGAGTTAAGTACAGGTAGAGCAATACCAAATAGAAAATCAAAACAAGATGGTATTTCTAAAAAGACATACGACTATTATAGAGTAAGATATGTATATGCACAAGATAACTTCTTGACTAGAAAGTCAGGTAAAAAAAGAAAATTTTGTACGCAAATGATGGGTGCAAAAAAACTTTATCGTAAAGAGGATATAGCTAGAATGTCTACTAAAAAAGTTAATCCAGGTTGGGGTAAGGGTGGTGCAGACACTTACGATATATTCTTATATAAAGGAGGTGGTAATTGTCATCACTTTTGGCTTAGACAAATATACAGAACAGAACTAGGTATATCTAAAACTACTAAAATAGAAGATGCAGATTTAGTAGGATATACTAAAGCTAGATCAGAGGGCTTTACTGCTAAGAAGAACGACAAAAGAGTAGCTATAGCACCTAAAAGAATGAAGAATAACGGATTTGTAAAAAAGAGATAATATGGCATACGTTTTATTTATATCAGAAGATAAACTAAAAGACAGTACAAGTATATATGGTTCAGTAGATAGTTCACTACTACTTCCTTATGTACGACAAGCACAAAGGCTTTATTGTGAAACTAAGCTAGGTACTAAGCTAACACAAAAACTTAAAGACTTGATTGTAGCAGGTACAGTAAATGATGCAGGTAATGAATACTATAAAGAATTACTTAACGACTATATAGGAGATTATCTACCTAATATGGCTTTATATATGGCTATACCTTTTTTAAGATTTAAAATAGAAGCAGGTAATATATACTCTAAGACTTCTGAAACTGGAGTAGCTTTAACAACTGCTGAATCACAACACATAAGATCAGAAATTTTAAATACTGGAGAGTATTTTATCGAGAGAATGATAGATTTCATAAAAAACAATATAAGTCGTTTTCCTGAGTACAATACAAACTCAGGTGCAGATGTATCTCCTGACAGTAATGGTTTTTCATATTTAGGAATGAATTTAGAAAGACCAAAAGGACAAGGAGATAAGATAACACTAAGAGATTTTCTAACTCCTGATCTAACATAATGAAGAAAAGATATAAAGTAAAAGAAGTTAATAAGACAAAACTAAAATCATATTTAAAAAATGCCAATACAAAAAACAGTACAGGACACTCTAGAGGTCGCAACAGTCAACGGAACAGTTCTAGGATTAACGACATTTTCTAATATAGAATTAGCATTAAAGATTATTCTGCTAGTGGTATCAATAGCTTATACTATAGACAAGTGGTATAGTCAAAAAAAGAAGAATGGCAAAAAATAAAATATACACAGTAGTTAAAAAAACACGTACTAAACGTAAAGGAGTACATTCAAAAAATGCTTCCAAATCCCAAAATGCTTTTAAAAAACAATCAAGAGGACAAGGTAAATCTTAAACTTGTTCGTATGATATGTACTGATAAATCTACTATAGGTAGGTTGTATCTTAATAAAGAATATGTATGTGATACGTTAGAGAATCCATATATAAACAATGAACGTAACATAAGTTGCATACCTGAGGGTACTTATAATGTTAGGTTACGTTTAGCTAGAGAGAGTGCTTCAAGAGATTACTTACATCTTTTAGTACAAGAAGTACCTAATAGAAGTTATATACTGTTTCATAGAGGTAATACTGCTAGAGATACGTTAGGTTGTATTCTAGTAGGAACGCATAATGAACAAGACTTTGTTAGTAATTCTAAAGATGCTATGGATTTACTAATAAGTGAAATACTTAAATTAGGTGGCGAGAATATTAAATTATCAATTAATAAAAAATAAAATGAAAAATTATTTAATCTTAACAATGTTAAAATCAAAAAAAGTATGGTACACATTAGCAGCAATTATAGTACCATTTATAGCTAGAAGTTTAGATGTAGATGAAGTACACGTTAGTGAAATGTTTTGGGCTTTAGTAGGATTAACTGGCGCACAAGGATTAGCTGATAGTGGAAAGAAGTAATAGATACAGATTAAAACCACACGAGATACAAGTCATTCAAAAACTGCGAGAGCAAGAATTAAGTAACGTATTAGTCATTGGAGATTTGCACGAACCTTTTTGTCTTGACTCGTATCTTGACTGGTGTATAGAACAATACCATACCTATAATTGCACAGAGATAGTGTTTATAGGCGATATAATAGACAA